GGAAAAAACCAAAGTTGTTTTCTATCTATTGCCTTTTGCTTATGGATTTTTCCTTTATTGAATATTTGCCTGCGCGGAAGCGCAAGAATGTTGTGGCCATAGTGCCACGAGCGGTCCTGGAAGCCACCAGGATCGCGACCTCAATTTTGGCGAAGCCTGCCAACTTCGCCATTTCTTTTTTGGCTCAGGGTGCCTCCCTGAAGCCCCGTTCTGTTGCCCTGGCGGTTGCCAATGGCGTTATTGCCACTGGCCCAGGGTTCTGCATCTATACTCCTGAGGGAGTTCCCCTAACTTGGGGAGATGCAGCTCGCCGGGTGCGCCCTTTTATTAGGGCCCTGGCTAAGGCTGAGTCTGGGCTTTACGCCCAGATGGGAGAAGAGCTGGCTTTTCGCCAGTTCAAGAGGCAAGTGCCTCACATTCGAGCCGCCAGCAAGCGGCTCGAGGAGAAGAAGGCCCAACTTAGGGCCAAGGGTGCTGCAGCAACAGCATCCAGGAAGGCTGCTATCAGGGCAGCCTTGGAAGCCCGCCGCTCCTGTGGCGGGACCAATAAGAGCGCCCTTAGGCGCTCTCTTAAGAAGAAGGCCACCAAGCGGGTGGTCACTGCCGCACTGGCAACAGTGCGAAGAGAGCCAACGCTTGGCTCTATTTTCCCCTTTTCTTCCTCCCTCTTCTCTCTTCCTCCTATCCCCCGAGACAAGGGGGTTTCCTTTAATCCTCCTCAGCGGGAGGATTTTCTCCTTTCTCCCCCTCCCCCTCTAATGGGCTATGCAAAAGCCCATTTTCTTATGGGTCCTATTGTGGACCTGGGGGCCTCTCTTGGCCCCATTCTAGAAGCTGGGGCCCCAGGGGCACAAGCAGCACTTTTTGCTGCTATACAGAAGCTTCCTCTCTCTACATTTCATGAGAGAGCTTTGTTTCGAGATACTCAAATTGCAGTATCTCAGCTTTTCGTTTTGTATCCCTCTGTACATATACTTGGGGATCTTAATTCTTTTTTCCTTCAAGATTGCCATGGTATGCGTGCAGCGCTGGAGAGCGCCAAGCGTATTGCTGATGGCATTTCTTCTATTCTTCCACAGCATCAAGTTGTACATACTTTTCTTGATGCAGTGAAGAGAGTTGGCTCCCATATTTCAGGAGCTGTTTCTATTGTGAAGGATAAAGTTTCTAATTTTACTTCTTCACTTTTTGATTCTATTTTGGACAAATGTAAATCTTGTTTTATGTCCACTTTTTCCCCTTTTTTGGCATCTCTACAATCTGCCAAAGCTGAAATTGAAAAATTTTGGCAAAATTGTATGAGTTGGGCTAGGAATTTGTGGGGCAAGGCACACCTTGCTCTACAAGCTCTTGGTCTTTATGCCATCTGGGCTTTGGTCTTGACAATCCTTTGTGGGATTGTCTATTTGTTAGAATCTCTTTTTATTACTGCGGGAGTGATAGGCTCACACGGTATTATTCTTTCTATTTTTCTTTCTGTAGTTATGGCTGCAGCTGGATTCACTATCTTTACCGTTGGTAAAGAGAGTGCTCAAATGATTCGGACGATGCGCGAGTGTATTCTCATGATCGTGATACCCGATGATGCTGCCAAGGCAATTGCTGAGGCAGAACCAGACAGTCAACAGGTGCATAGTCTTTTTGATTGTGCTATGGCTCCTGTAAACTTTTTGGAGTCCATTGCTAGTGGACTTTCTCTTTTTTCTACTTCCTCAATTACAGTTTTAGGTAAATTGGGGAATTCCTTAGAGGGTATTCGGAAAGGCTATAATTGCCTAACCGATTTTATTTCAATTTTTTTTGAGAAAATGGGAGGATTGTGGGAAGGTATTTCTGGTAAGCAGACTACCTTCTTCCATGACCTTACCACGGCCGTTAAAATTAATATCAGTTCGTGGACTCAGGACGCTCGTCGGCTGATTGAGTACCATGAGATGGCCGGTACCCTTGATAAATTTGAGTACGAAAAGGTTCGCACTCTTATATATCAAGGGGAAGAGATAGTTGATACTGCCAATAAAGGCAGGCATTCCTATACCAGTAACCAATTTTTAAGGGTTGTTGGTTCTCTATTGACTGACCTGAGAGAAGTGCGTGCGAAGTGCGCACGTTCTCTCCGATTTGATGGTTGGCGGCGCCAGCCTTTTTGGGTTTACATTTTTGGAGCATCACAATGTGGGAAGTCCACGTTGGCCAACTATTTGTGCCCCCTTTTATTGGCACATATGGGTTGGGATGCACATGATGTGTACTCCAAGGATCCTACGGAAGGATATTGGAGTGGTTATTACCAGCAGAAGTGTTTAAAGATGAATGATCTTTCTGCGGTAGTGCCCAAGCAAGTTTCTCCTCTTGAGCAGCAGCTCATTCCTCTAATTTCAACAGAGGAGAAAATGGTTTCAGCAGCTGAGATTGATGGCAAGGGAATTCAATTTTTATCTGAATTGGCCATATCCAGCTCTAATGTTAATGATGCACCTACATCGTGTGAGATTCTTGATCCTGAAGCGTATCGTTTAAGGAGAAAGGTTCTTCTACGCTGTAGGCGCGCTGCAACTTACCAGCATGATGAGGCTGGAAATAGAACTGAAGTAGTTGATGCAGAGGGTAATATTGTACATCGACAATATGATCCCAGTGATGCGTTAGCATGTACCGAAGTTCAATGGTTGCATGCTAATTCTTGCACCCCTGTTCCAGGGCCTGCAGGAATGTGGCATGCAGCTCATTCAACGATACCCCTTATCAAGGATGCTATGGATGCGCATTTCTTGATAGAGGACGCCAAGAGAGAGGCATGGGTGCAGCAAACTAACATGCACTCACGTACTGGAGCTGAAGTCTCCAGCTACCTGCAATCTCTTGTATGTGCTTTAGGGTCATATAAAGCCATACAACGCTCCTCTGAGGTGTCAGATGCAGGGGAGCGAAAATTTTTGGTAGCTGTTGATGGGACTATTTATTCCATCAACTCTCTAGGAATAGCGACTAAAGAAGCGGCGGACGCGTACGACAATGTTGAAGCATTGGAGTCCACCACCCTTCTTCAGTATCGTTTAGATTTCGCAAAGCAAGTTAGGGAGCATTCCCTTTTGACCAATGATGGTAGTTTCCACTCCTCAATGGTGAGGGATCTACTGGAGGACATGCTTGTGAATGATGCTTGTGTAGTATCTGTTGATAAAATTAGCAGAGATTCCAAGCAACTTCACAGGGACTTGTGGAGTGAGTTGAAGCTTGCAGAACGCATTTTTTTGCGCGTTTCTCAAAAAGCTCTTAACCAGTTGCGCGATCAACCACATTTTAAGGTTGACGTGCAGTCAGTTTTTCTCCAACATATGGCCGATTTTAGGGATGCCATTGTTGACAATAAACAAAAGATTCTTCTATTTTTAGGAGCCATTCTTTTGGTGGGTGTTGCATCTTGGAGTTTCTTATCCTTGATGAAGACTTTCCTCAGTGGATCTGTGGGATTTGGGAGCGCTCTAGCTCTTAAAAACCAGTTGGATATCCACTCCTCTGTAGCCTCTTCTGGGTCTATTGCAGCCCAGTATTCAGCGCGGAGCATTCCAATCGTGTGGGCAAAGGCAGCTCGCTATGCCAATGTCCATTCACAGATCGAAGAATCAAGCCATTTTAATTTTTTTGAAGATGGCTTGGCTCACCTTTTAGTTAGATTGGTAGGTACTAGTGGTCAGAGCGAAACTGCTATCCTTTTTGGGTCTAGAGCTATTGCTTTATGTGCCCATCAGGTGCGTATGTTTCCAGATCATGACCGGGTCACTGTACATTATTTAGATAAGGCCCGGATTGCAAAGTGTTTTCCTATGACATGGCATTGGGTGAATGCCATAGAGGAAAAAGACACAGAGGTGTGTGTTTATAGAGATGATCAATTAACACCTCTTCCTGTTTATCCAGACTCCTTTTATCTTAGAGGTGAGATACAATTGCCATCTGCAATTAATATAAATGGAGTCTCCATCAAGAAGCGCCGTTACTATGAAGACGCTTCATTGACACCTGATGAGCGTTTATTGGATGGAGATAGTCCTATAATTCGCTCGTGGAGCAATGTTGCTGCCTTGAGTACCAGTGTGCAAACCATTTCAAATCCTGCACCGGGTATTGCTTATAAGCGAGATCTAAACCGCTATTTGACTTCCTCGTATGCTGCGGGGGTGCATGACAGTGGTGGTTTGATTTCTATTTTGCATCAGGGACGGCGCAAAGTTGTAGGATTGCACGTGGCTGGTACTAGGGTTGGACACCTTTTTAAGTCCACCATTAGTTTCCTGCCACATGGCAATTTTGCTGATGTCCACTCTCAAGATGATTTTTTTATTCCTGAAGTGGGTGATCGTGAGGCTGGCTATGAGAAAATAGGGTTTATTGATAATCCAGCCAAGGCTCCACACACTAGCACTACTACTCAATTGGGTAGAGTGCCTACCAATTTTGAAATCCCTCTCCCAATTTTTGATGAGGAGGAAGAGGAAAACTTTGTCGATGCTGGTGAAACGTTTGAGATAAAAGAACCAGCAATTCTTTCAAAGAAGGATCCTCGTTTAGAAGATCCTGATTCTTTTGATCCGTTGCGGACTGGGATGGGCAAATTTGCGAATCCCATGTCTGTACTTGATGAAACTCTGTTGGAAGCAGTGTGTGAGGATATTTTTACTACTTGGTATGATGCCCTCCCTACTGTTACCGACAACCAGGGGAATGTTTCTCGTGTTTTATTAGAGAAAACTTCCTTAGATATAGCGTTGAATGGAATTCCAGGAGATGCTTATCTTGAGCCAATGAAACTTGACACTTCTGAGGGCTATCCTCATTGTGTTAAGCGAGGCCCTGGTGAGAGTGGAAAGCGTCGATTTGTTGAGATCGATGACAATTTTCATTTCTCTTTGAAGCCTGATACCGACGTTTTTAGAAATTATCAGGCTCTTTCTGGGACTATTTCTCAACAAGTTCCAGTTCTCAACTGTGTTGAGTGCTTAAAAGATGAGTGTCTCAAGAAGAGGAAAGTGGCCACACCACGCCTCTTTGATGTGATGCCTTTTGAGCACAATATTCTTTTGCGGGAATACTTTTTGAACTTTTCCGCTTTTATTCAGGCAAACCGGATCTATCTTCCAGCTTGTATCGGAACAAATGTTTATTCTCGAGAGTGGACAACACTCTATGACAGATTAGCTGAATATTCCGATACTGGTTTGAATTGTGATTATTCCAAATTTGATGGTTATATTTCCCATCAGATATACTCGTGGATGGCTGCAACCATTAACCGTATTTTTAGAGACGGTGAGGAAGCAAATTCTGCGCGTAGGAATCTCTTACTCATGTTTATTGGTCGTCGCTCGATTTGTGGCCGACAGGTATACATGGTTAGGGGTGGAATGCCTTCTGGCTGTGCTTTTACAGCACTTATAAATAGTATTTTTAATGAGATTTTAATTAGATATGTTTATAGGAAGGTAACGCCTGCACCAGCTTGTAATTTTTTTAACAAGTATGTGCGTTTGATGGTATATGGAGACGACAACCTTCTCACCATCAAGGAGGAAGTTATTCCATATTTTGATGGTCCAGTGATCAAGAAGGAAATGGCTAGCGTTGGCATCATCATAACAGATGGTACTGACAAGAGTTCATTGACTCTTGAGAGGAAGCCTTTATCATCTCTTGAATTTTTGAAGAGGGGTTTTAGAGTGCAGGAGAATGGGCTTGTCGTTGCCCCTTTAGATAAGACTTCGATGTACACGCGGCTTTTTTATTCCACCGCTGGCATTGATGGCGTATATTCCTTGGATATACTGAGGGATAACGTCAAGAGTTTTTTGGAGGAGATTGTTTTGCACCCCAATCACCACCGGGAATTTTTTCGGGTGCGCAATTTTTATGTGAGTAAAGTCCCGCACTGGGGGGATATTTTACCTACATATGGAGCTGCTATTGATTTTCATTATAGACAGCAGACCACCAATACCCCCTACCAAACACAACGCATTTTTGAAACGCGTCCGCATGGGGGGGAACATAAAATGATGGCTGGACAGGATTGTCGTGATCAGACTATTTGGATAACAAATCGTCTAGCCATCATTGGTAGGAATACCAGCATTCCTAAGGGCAGTCAACACTTTGTAGTGGCCTGTGGTTCTTCTCTTCGTGGGGGAGAACGCGGTGTTACTATTAAGGTGGAAACTGCTCCTGGGATGGGGTGTCTACCTACACAAGCTTGGGTTGATAGTTTTAGTTCACCCAAGAAACGACCGAGCCTTTTTGAGGCTTATAATGAGGGGTGTACTCTGTATTTTAGATCAGAGATGCCCTATTATAGTAGTTGGTGTGCTTTGGGTCGCTTCGGCAAATCTCAAGGGTTGAGCACATCTAGCATTATTGCTCTTTTTGAGGAGTATAAACCCACCAAAGGGGGAGATATAGCCCCCCTTTTAGCAGAGCGAACTTATAAGAAGTTCGCCCATAGACCAATGTTCGATTTTTCGGGCATTAAGCAGCGTATGTCTGCTTCCTAAGCGCAGGGGGTCTTCTAGCGCCAGTTTCTAGTCCTGTAGGCTAGAGGTTTTGTGGGCCTAACCCACATCCAAGCGGTTGTCATCATTTAGCATTTTACCTTTGGGTTGAAGATGTGAATGGAAGAGTAATGCCCTTCCAGACCGCTCCTTTGGAGTACCATGAGACTACACATGGTCTTGGAGGTCGCAGTCCCGATTCTGACTGTGTGCTTTTACCAATTTCAAAGAAAATGGAGGAGTAGGAGATGCTCTTACGTGGTGAGTGTATAGATGCCTCCATGCTACTCATTACAACACATTGATGAATTCATTAATAGTCGTGTGTTTGTGGTGGCATGTTGGGTATGTTCGTTTATACATGAACTGAAAATCTCAAATGACTAGGGAGAAAGATCCCATAGGTGTGCAAATCACCTGCTTCATTGGAGAGCCAATTCCAATTGCTTTGCTACCTTCAAGAAAGGAGATTGTTCTGGTGAAATTCCAGTCGTTATGTTTATTGCTTTTTAGGGCTTGAGTCTTGTAGTTTTGCAATTTTGCAGAGTTGCGTTAGTAAATCTGCACGTGAGGTGCACCAACGTAATGGTGTAATAGTGTGTTGTGTCTCCCACACGATAAGTAATGAGACAACGCTGGGTTAGATCCCGGGGAGGGTGGTTCCTCCTGTCAACATTTGTGCTTTAGTAGATAAGCACCCTTTTCTTCCAGTCTTACTGAGACAGGATATCAAAAGTAGGCTTGCAGATAATAGATTCTTGGTTAACTGATATAGATTTGAGTAATTGTAAGAACTATCCATAATTTGTCTTGGATTGTTTAATACTCTCATCTCTATTGGCTCTTTCCATGAGTACTACTGCGACACCGCTGGCGTATTCTAGTTTTAAAGACGGTATGCTGTTTCCAGCATATAAAAGTGGATATAGTAGCTGTAAGCATAGTGGTTAAATCAAATTCACCGATGCGTCGGAGGAGCCACTATGTGTACAATAGGGGGAAGCCCCTATGGCGAATTATCTATATAGGAACCCTTTGCTGGGGTTAAAAGCTTAAGGTTTAGTGTAACGCAACAATGGGTGTACTCAAGAGCGTGTAGGGTGGCACCTACATGCTTGGATGAGGGCCGGAGATGAACACCGGGGGATAATCAATCCCAGCCCAGGCACTAGGCTGACTTTCGTGGAAGTGTCCACGACGCATTTTAAGGTAGGTTTTAGACATAACCTCCCGGGATGGAAGTGATTACCATTTCGTTATTTGTTATTAGTTTCTTGCAACTATGATGAGGGGACCACATTTTAAGCGATGTTGCTGCATTGCAAACCTATGGTTATCTGATTAGTTGTCGTATTTTCTTTTAGCTTTTTGTGGCGATAGATGAGGTTTGTCCTTTTCCTTGTCTTGCTAAGTTGGACACAAAAATATATTTTCTTTTGTTTCAACAGAGTCGATGAAAATGTCTTCATCAC